ATTTTGGTTAGATTGGTTAAAAACTTCACGTAAATAATTTGGTTTCCCTAATATATTTTCGTATATTTAGGTAATATTAATTAAAAAACGGTTATGATCAAAAATTTTATAAAAAGTATTAAAAACGATCCTTTAAATTTTATAGTAGATTTTATGGCTTTATTAGCTATAATGATATTTGGATATGGTTTATTATTATTTGGAGCTATAATAACTGGTAATGTTTAAGATAGGTCATAGTAAAAAATATATAGAAAACCAATTATCAAAAAATTATAGAAAACTAAATTATAATCAATTTAGATGGTGGAGGTGGTATGAATCAAGAAATAAACCACTACCTTATAAAGCTAATTTTAAAGATAAAATATTAAATGGCGACTACGACTCATCCCCTTATCAATTACAAGCACAGTTATGTGAACACATGCTAAATGAAATTTTAGAAGAGTGTAAAGATGATTATCAAAAATATTTAGAAAAATCTAAATTATTAGGAGCGAGGAGAAAAAGATTATGGGAAGATTATAATAAGGATGAAAATGATAAAATTAATGATATTTATAAACAATTCAAAAAACATTTTCAAATTACTAGAGAAGAAATAGATGAAGAAGTTATGAAATGTCGTGGAGAATTAATAGATCTTTACTATATTATTGAAGATAAGTATAAAAAGAAATTAAGTTATAAAAAATATGTCTAAAAATTTTCAATTCCAACCTAAAATTTCACATGAAGTACCTAGATGTCTTTTAAAAGCATCACAAGAATTTAATGACTATGATTACTGTTTACCTCATTTATTAGATGAAGATAAAGAATATAAAGAATATTTTATTGATGCAAAAAATAAAGGTAGATATATTATTATGGATAATTCACTTCATGAATTAGGTAAGGCATATGACCATAAAAGATTACATTATTGGATTAATGAAATATCTCCAAATGAATTTATAGTACCAGATGTTTGGATGAATTGTGCTCAAACAGCTGCTCAAGCTAAATATTGGTTACAATTTAAATATCCAAAAGATACTAAAATTATAGCTGTAATACAGGGTGAAGATAAAAATCAAGCTTATCTATGTGCTAATTTATTATCAAATTTAGGTTATGAAAAATTATGTGTTTCTTATGGTGCAACTTGGTATAATGACTTTTTCCCTCATTCAAACCCAGATATGGGTAAGGCACTAGGTAGAATTAGATTTGTACAAGGATTATTTAATTTAGAACAGTTTAATAGTACTAAATTTCATTTATTAGGATGTTCAATACCTCAAGAATTTGGTTGGTATAATAATCATCCACAAATAGAATCAATTGACACATCTAATCCAGTGATGGCAGCACTAGATGGTATAGAATATGACAATAATGGTTTATGTAGAAAACCGAAAGCTAATATGAATAATTATTTTGATGTTAAATTTGAAGACATAAATTATGGTAGTATTCTTTATAACGTAAATAAGTTTAGAAAAGTAAACGGATTTAGGCCCTATCCGGAACATACTGGGTCATTTTTAAATTTAGTAAGTAATGAATAAACATTGTGTAGTTTCGTTAAGTGGTGGAATGGATAGCAGCACCCTATTGTTAAGAGCTATCAGCGAATATGATACAGTTACAGCTATATCTTTTGATTATGGTCAAAAACATAGAATTGAACTAGAAAGAGCACAGTCTCTTATAAATTATCTTGCAGATAAAGGTCATAGTGTAACTTACCAACAAATTAAACTTGATGGTTTAGTTGATTTATTAAATTCCGCTTTAGTACAAGGTGGAGATGATGTACCAGAAGGACATTATGAGCAAGATAATATGAAAGAAACAGTAGTACCTAATAGAAATAAAATGTTTGCATCTATTGTACAAGCAGTAGCTTTATCTAAAGCAAATGCTACAGAAGAACAAACAGATATTGCCCTAGGTATTCATGCTGGTGACCATGCAATTTACCCTGATTGTAGACAAGAATTTAGAGATGCAGATGATGCCGCTTTTAGAATGGGTAATTGGGATCATGAAAGAGTAGGTTATTTTACACCTTATCTTGATACTGATAAGTATGGTATATTACAAAATGGAGAATATTTATGTGGTGTTTTAGATATTGATTTTGATGAAGTTTATAAAAGAACAAATACATCATATAAACCTATTAAACACTATTACAGACCAGAAACAAATGCCTATAAATGGTATTCAGATTATAAGTCAGCTTCATCTGTTGAAAGAATTGAGGCATTCATTAAGTTAGGTAGACCTGACCCAGTGGAATATGCAGATGAAAGTGGTCCTGTAGAATGGAAAGTAGCTTCAAAACATGTTAATAATTTATTATCAGAGTGGAATGGATAAACAAAAACAAAAACAAGAATTACCTGATGCGTATTTGCATCAGAAAATAAGTTTCTTTAAATCAGGTATTAGAATATTAGGTTATATTTTTATTCCTTTTAATTTGGTTACCGCAACTACTTTACTTATATTGAGTGAGGTAGTGGGAATATTTGAGGAATTAGTATAATAATTAAAATTAAAAAATGAAAAAAATACTTTATTTTAGTGCCGCATGGTGCGGTCCTTGTAGAACATTAGGTCCTATTATTGATTCATTAGGTGACAAAATTAATTATGAAAAAGTAGATGTAGATAATGATACTACTTTAGCATCTGAATATGGAGTCAGAAATATACCAACTTTAGTATTAGTTAAAGATGGTGTAGAACAAAATAGACTAGTGGGATTACAAACAGAAAAATCAATATTAAATTTTTATAATGAGTAAATATCAATCAAGCAAAGTATTTGACGGGTTTTCAACCGTATTCCGTCAATGGAAAGCAGAAACAACGCATTGCAAATATGTACACGGTTATGGAGTTTCATTTAAAGTCTATTTTGAAGGAGATTTAGATGAAAGAAATTGGGTTTGGGATTTTGGAGGTATGAAAAGAGCTAAAACATTAATTGATGGTAAACAACCAAAAGCATGGATGGATTATATGTTTGACCATACATTAATTGTAGCAGAAGATGATCCTTATATTAAAGCATTTAAACAAATGGATGAAGCAGGTGTAGCTCAGGTAAGAGTAATTCCAGCTACTGGCGCAGAGAAATTTGCTGAATATATTTATACTAAACTCAATGATTTTGTTAAAACTGAAACTAATGGTAGGGTAAGAGTTACCAAAGTTAAGTTTGCAGAACATGGTAAAAATGCCGCTTATTATAGCGAGTAAAGAGTTATAACAGTGAATGAAAAACCACTTTAAAAAATTAACAACATGCACAGAAAATTAAAAAGAATAGAGGACTATAATAAAATCCTCCCGGTTTTAGAAGTGTACACAGCAGTACAATCAGAGGGATCAAGACAAGGTTATCCCACAATAGTAATTAGAACAACTGGATGCACCCATAGGTGTTATTTTGGAGAGGGAGGATGGTGTGATTCTTGGTATACAAGTATTCATCCTGAAAAAGGTACATATTCATTTCAAGACATAATAGATATGTATGATCAGCATCCTCATATTAAAGAAATGATGCTAACAGGGGGATCTCCTACAATGCATCCTTCTTTAGTAAATGAATTAACTCACTTTGCACATGAAAGGGATATTTTTATTACTATCGAAACTGAAGGATCTCATTTTCTTCCCACTGATTATCCTATTAATCTCCTTTCAATTTCTCCTAAGTTCAGTAATAGCATTCCCGTTATTGGTGCTATTACTCCTCAGGGAGAAGTTGTTGACGAAAAAATGGTTAGGAAACATAATTCGAAAAGGATGAATATTGAAGCAATAAAACAATCTATCAATTACCACTCAGATTATCATATTAAACCTGTATTAGATAAAGATTTATCTATGGTAGAAGAAGTAGAAGAAATGATAAAAGAATGTGAAATCCCAGATCATAAAATTTGGGCGATGCCTGCAGGGGATGATAGAAAATCTTTAATGGAATCCTATCCTGAAGTAATGAATTTTGTTAGAGATAGAGGATGGAGATTTACAGGTAGATCTCATATTATGGCTTTTGATACAGAAAGATGCGTTTAAAATTAATATACGGTTCCGACACAGGTAATACAGAATTAGTTACAGAAGACTTAGTTAAATTAATTGATGAAGTAGATGTAATTACTGTTAAAGATTTAACTCCTGAAGATTGGGATCATGATAAATTTATATTAGGCATACCTACTTGGTATGATGGTGAACTTCAAAGTGATTGGGAAGATTATTTTGAAGAATTTAAAACAATAGACTTTACAGATAAAACAGTAGCTATATTTGGTTTAGGAGACCAATTAGGGTATGAAGAATGGTTCTGTGATGGTGTAGGTATTTTAGCTAAAGTTGTTTTAGAAAATGGAGGTAAAATTATTGGTTATACTGAAAAAGATGATTCTTATGAATTAGATGAACCTTGCAAGGCCTTAGTTGATGATAATACCTTTTATGGTTTATGTTTAGATGAAGATAACCAACAGGAACTAACCCAAGAAAGACTAGTGAAGTGGGTTGGAGATTTAAAAAAAGAATATTAAATTAATAATAAATAAATACAAGTTTATGTCAAAAAGAAAATCAAAAATAAAATCCCATTTAGATTTAGAAACGGCTAAAGTAGGTTATGCAAACGGGGTTTCACACAAATATCCCCTTACTGATAAGGAAAAAGGTAAAATGATTAAAGATGCAGCAGCAGCTTATGCTCGTTTCTTAGAAGCATTAGATTGTGATTGGCAAGACGATCCTAATTCTTCTGATACTCCAATGAGAGTAGCTAAAGCTTATGTTAATGATTTATGGGCAGGTAGATATACCCCTATGTCTGATATTACTGCGTTTCCTTCAGATGGATATGATGGAATTGTAATTGAAAGAAATATTCCATTAACATCAATGTGTTCACATCACCACCAAACAATTGGAGGTGTAGTACATATAGGTTATATAGTAGGTAAAGAAGGTAAAGTAGTTGGATTATCTAAATTAAATAGAATAGTTGAATTATTTGGTAGAAGAGGAGCAATACAAGAGCAATTAACATCAGCAATACATAATGCAGTTGATGAAATATGTGAAAATAATAGAGGTGTTATTGTAACAGTAGTAGCTACTCATAACTGTGTAAGTTGTAGAGGTGTAAAACACCAAGGAGCATCTATGGTTACAACTAAAGCATCAGGTGTATTTAGACAAAATACCAATTTAGCTAGAAAAGAATTTTTTGATTCAATTAAAATAAATAATGGCGGACACAACATCTAAAATATTCCTTGAATGGTCTGATATACATGAATGTGTTAGAATTTTATGTACAAAGATCTTTATGGATTATCCAAATATAGACTCAGTAATGGGATTACCTAGAGGAGGACTAATACCAGCAGTAATGATTTCTCATGAATTAGGATTACCTCTAGAACTACACCCAGGCAAAAATACTTTAGTAGTAGATGATATTAATGATACAGGACATACTTTAAGTAAAGCACCAGGTGCTTATTGGGCTGTATTACACCAAAAACCAACATCTAAATTTAAACATGCTATGTATGCTAAAGAAGTTGGAGATGAATGGTTAGTATATCCTTGGGAAAGAGAAGATTCAAAAGCTTTACCTGACTATTTAAAACAGGTTGAACACCTGAGTGATTCTCATTATATTGGTGGTCTAACAATGCCTAAAGGAGCTAAAACCTCTTGGTGGAAAAAAATGAGTAATAATGAATAAACAATTAAAAATGGATTTTCAAGTATTTGATCCTGAAGCAAATGGGTTAGTTCCTTTTGTTGATGAAGTAGAAAGATTTAACACAACATTTAATAAACCAAACAATTATAGTCCTACAATTCCTAATGAGAAAGAATGGATGTTTGTATATGATTTTATTCAGGAAGAATTAGCTGAATATAAAGAAGCTTGTGAAAAGGGTGATATAGTAGGAATATTAGATGCATTATGTGATATCACTTATGTATCTTTAGGTAATGGTACTATGTTACATGGCTTAAAAAATAAAATATGGCCAGCATATGAAGAAGTACAAGCATCAAATATGTCTAAATCATGTGAAACTGAAGAAGAAGCTATAGAAACAGTCTCTATTAGATCTAAGGAACAATTAGAAGATTGTCATTATGAAAAAGTTGGAAATAGATACGTTGTATATAGATCCAGAGATAGAAAAGTAATGAAATCAATTAATTATTTTGCACCAAATTTGAAAAAATTTTTTACAAAGGAAGAACTAGATAATGTATAAAAAATGTTATGCAACAAGGATAGGTGGTTATGATAGTAATCGTTATAAAATTGACTTGTGGGATGAAGATGGTCACCAAGAAATTGAATGGTTAGATACAGCTTATGTAGAAGATGATAGTGGTAAATTTATTGGTTTAGAAGGTGAAAAACTATCTAAAACTACAAAATGGAATAAAAGAGATCTTGGACTTCATTACCATGATATGAAGGCACATCAAAAATTCCTAATTGAAAAATATGGTATTAATGATACTCCATCAACAGGCCATAGAGAAGTTTATTTTGATATTGAGTGTGAAATTGGAGGTGCATTAACTAAAGAATATATTGAAAGTGCTCCTATGCCTATTACTTCTATTGCATGGTGGGATAAAAAAGATTGGATTATTCTAATTTTAGATAAGAAAAATCTAATAAAAAGTACTACTTGGGATAAACAAAGAAATAAAAAAATAATACCTTGTAGAAGTGAACGTGAACTACTAGCAGAATTTTTAAAATACCATGTAGATAACTACCCAGATATTTTAATAGGTTATAATAGTGATTTTTTCGATATACCTTATTTATATTATAGAATATGTAATGTATTAGGTAAGGAATATGCTGAAATGCTATCACCACTACAACAAGTAAAAACTGAAAAATCATCATGGTTTAAACATCCAGAGACTCAAAAATGGATTTCTTATTGGAGTAAAAGAGATCAGTATGTAGATTTAGTTGGAATTGAACAATTAGATTATCTTCGTTTGCATAAAAAATATAGTTGGAAAGATGAACCAAGCTATAAACTAGATGCTATTGGAGAAAAGTATGCTGGTGTTAAAAAAATTGAATATGAAGGTAACTTAGATCAACTATTTGAAACAGACTTACATAAGTTTATTGAATATAATTTTCGTGATGTTGAAATACTTAAACTATTAGACGAAAAATTAGATTACATAGCATTAACTAAAAACTTGGCACATAAAGGTAAGCATAATTATGATGAAGTCTATTCAAATAGTGTTACTCAAGATGGGGCAATTTCAGCTTACCTATTGTCCCAAAATATTATTCCACCAGCTAGACCTTACCAAGGTAAAAGACCATTAGGTAAGGGTGAAACTTATGCTGGTGGTTATTTATTTTGTCCTAAAGCAGGATTATACAATTATATGTTTGATTTAGATTTAGTATCACTGTATCCATGTATAATAATGTCACTTAACATAGGTAGAGAAACTTTAGTCGGTTATATTAAAGATGCTAATAAACGTAATAGTAGATTGGCTATTAATGATTTAAAAGATCGTGATCCTGATGAAGAATTATTAATTGAGAATATTAAAGGACAACAAACACATGTAAATGTTGGTAAATTAATATCTATGATTGAACAAAATCAATTATCAGTATCTGCTAATGGAACATTTTTTAGACAAGATAAGGAATCAGTATTATCAACTATTTTAAATAAATGGTTTGATGAAAGAGTAGAGTATAAAAATAAAATGAAGGAAGCTTATAAAGCTAAAGATAAGGAAAAAGGCGAATATTATTATTTAATGCAATACACAATGAAAATTCTGCTCAATTCATTATATGGAGCAACAGCATTACCTACTTTTAGATATGGATTACCTAATTTTTTAATTAGTCAAGCTATTACTTTAACAGGACAAAGAATTATTCAAGAAAGTGCATTATGTGCTAACACATTTTTAAATAAAGTGTTAAGAGATGAAATAAAACTAGAAATATGACATTAAAAAAACAATCAATTAGACAAAATATGGTTATTAAAGCCAATGGAAAATTAATTGAAAAAGAAGAATTAATAAAATTAAGTGAATCCTGGAATGAATCACAAGAAAATATGTTTAAAAAATGTCTAAAGCAGGGAGTATTTAGATTTACAATTAATAAAATAACTTTTCAAATAACACTAACAAATAAATACAATGAAAAAATTTAAAGAACAAACTAATTATAAAGTAGATATATCTAATGGAGAATTATTGGATAAAATTTCAATTTTAGAATTAAAGTTACTTAAAATTGATAATAAAGAAAAATTAAATAATATTCAAAATGAATTTGATACTATTAATCCTTTAGTAGTAGATTTATTTGAAACCTATGGTTCTGATTTACAAATTAAGTATTTAGAACTATCTAAAATTAATGGTCAACTTTGGGATATAGAAGATGACATAAGAGAATGTGAAAGAAATAAAGATTTTAGTAAAAAATTTGTAGAACTAGCTCGTTCTGTGTATATTACTAATGATGAAAGAAGTAGAGTTAAAAAAGAAATTAATATGTTAACTAACTCAAATTTAGTAGAAGAAAAATCATACGAAGATTATAAATGAGACATTTAGAAGATACTCCTTGGTGGATTTGTAATAAAAATGATGTGAATTTATGTGCTTATGTTGACACAGATTCAAATTATTTTCATGGGGGTCCTGTACTAAAACATTTATATCCTGATTTTGAAGAAAGATTTAATGATATTGAAAAAGATAATATAACTGAAAAATTAGCTGAAATAACAGAAGAAGTAATTAATGAAGATTATAAAAGATTAGTTACTGAAAGTTTTGGAGTTATTGGGAAGAATAGGTTAAAAATGAAAACTGAATGTGTTATTAGAGCAGCTTATTTTAGAGCAACAAGACGTTACGCTCAATGGATAACAAAAACAGAGGGTATAACAAAAGAAACTTTAGATATTAAAGGTTTAGAGTTTATGAAAGCAAATTTTCCTCCCATTTTAGGAGAATTTTTTAATGATATTTTACAACAAACATTAAAAGGTGTTAAAGAAGAAAGTATTACTAATCAAATAAAATTATTTAAAGAAAAAATATTAAATGGAGATATTCCTTTAACCCAACTAGGAAACCCAACCATGATTAAAAAATTAAATAAATATAAAGGACATAAGGCGGCTGGTGAAATATTTACCGAAATATTAAGGCCTTTAAGTGCTAAAAAAGAAGGAAAAACACAAAGAAATTTAGGAGCACCCGCACCTGTTAGAGCTGCAATTAGGTACAATGATTTATTAACTTTATGGCAATTAGATAAAAAATATAATTTAATGACTCAGGCTGATAAGGTAAAATGGATTTATTTAAAAGATAATCCATATAAAATTGAAGCACTAGCTTTTTTTGATTATGAAATGCCTCCTAAAATAAAACAATTTTTAGAACAATATGCAGATAGACAAAAAGTATTTGATTCTATTTTATTAAATAAATTAGAAGGGTTTTTTAATGATCTAGAATGGGATTTATCTTTAAATCCCTATGTAAATGCATTGAGTTCTTTTGAAGTATAAAATAAATTTCGTATATTATAACCTATGATAAATAAAAATATAGTACAATCAATTATTAATAAGTATTTTTTAAAAGGATTAAATAATACTGTTAAATGGAGAATTAAAGATAATACTTTAACTATATATGCTGGCTCATCAGGAAATTTATGTAAAGTATATTTAAATAATTTTCAATTAGAAGATTGTGAGTTAGCTATTTTTGATACAGATAAATTAAATAAATTAATTTCTATCACTAATGGAGATTTATTAATAGAACCAATTAAATCCCATAAAATTTATACTAAAATTAATATATCAGATGCAAATTTTGATTTATCCTACTCTTTAGCAGATGTAACTATTATAGGTAAAGATACATGGTTAGAGGATCCAAAAAATGGATATGAACTTGAAACTGAATTATCAGTAAATGATATTGATTCATTAATAAAAGCTAAAAACGCACTATCAGAAGTAGATCATATGTTAATTAAAACAAGCAAAAGTATAGATGGAGCAAAAGTATGTGAATTTTTATTTGGGGATGATGCTAATTATGCAAATAAAATAACATTTCAAACACCTGCTATTTTTGAAGAAAATATTTCTTTACCTTTTAATTCTAGTACATTCAAAGATATTTTATCAGCAAATAAGGATATGGATAAAGGCTTATTAAAATTAACTAAAGAAGGATATATAAATTTAAATTTTATTTCTGAGGGATTAGGTATAACTAGTGAATACTTTTTAGTAAGAAATGAGTAAAAAACCAGACCAATTTGCAGAAAATAAAGCTATTATGCCTTATGGTGATAATGTAGGGGCACCTTCAATTCATCCTACAAATATTACTGCCTATAAGCAGGAAAAAGTAATTAAAACTAATCATTATTTTGAGGCTAGATTTAATGAAATAAAAGATGAATATAAAAAACTTATAGAAGCCTATAAATGGAATGAATTAGTTTATGATAGTGAATTTAGATTTGAACCTATTAAGGGAAATATCTATCATTTATATCAAAAACAAGATGAAACTTTATTTTTATCACTAATAGCACCTGATGAATGGGATCAAATTTTTATTGGATCATTTAGAATGGATTCAGATGATAAATGGACAAAAGTAAATTAAAAATAATTTGGAAGAGTGACTTTTCTTTCTTATTATATATGTATAATAAAATAACATTGTAGCTAGGGCACAAGTTATATTTTTAAAATAAATAATTAACCGAGAGCTTCGGCCTCACAAAACAAAATGATATGAGTACATTAGAACTATTTGAAGGGCATTTAAGTCCTTTCGACATCCTTTTTAGGAATCACTTTAAATCTGACAGCACATTTCAACCTGTTGGAAATTTCAAACAACCACACCCACTTAATATTTTTTATGATGATACAGGACTTAATTTTGAAGTCGCCTGTACTGGTCTAACTAAAAAAGACATAGTATTAGATATTGAAGGGGATACTTTAAAAATAAGTTACAATAAACCAGATAAAGAAGAACTCCACCCAGGAATGATTCATAATGGTTTATCTAAAAAATCATTTGATTTAAGGTATAAAATAGCACCTAAATTCGATTTAAATAAAGTAAAGGCTACATTAGTAAATGGTTTATTAGAAATTTTTATTCCATTAGCTGAAGAAGCTAAACCAAAATCAATTAAAATTAATTAATAATAATTCCAAAAAAACGTGCCCTAGCCATGTTTTTTTTGTATATTATCGTCAAATTAATAAATAGTTATATGGCAAGAAAACCTAAATCCTTAACACTTATTGAAGATCCAAATTTAGATCCATATTACATTACTAAAGATGAAAACTGTTATACAGTTAATATTAGAGTAGTGTCAGATAAGAATCATTTTAGATCTACAGGTAAAAGTAAAACTTATTCTAAAGCACTTACTTTCCATGCTAATTTTGAAAGAGCATTAGAAAGAATAAGTCAAGAAAAGTTACATACTAAAGAACATTATAAAAATCTAAATGATTTTTTAAATGAATATAAAAAAATTGAAAATAATATTAAAAATTATATAGAAAAATGAATAAATTAGATAAAATAGAAGCAATGTTTGATGCTGTGATAGTTAAACCTATCGAAAGTGAAGAACAAACACATGGCAATATTATTGTACCTGATATGGGTAATCAAATAAATGAATACGCAGAAGTCATATCCGTTGGGCCTGGTAGATATACCATAAATGGAGAATTAATTCCTAGTCATTTAACACCAGGTGATTTAGTAGTATTACCTACTCAGGGTTTTACTAAATTGAATTTTAAAGGTGATGAATACTATGTTGGGCCTGAAAATCAAGTATTAGCAAAAATAACTACAAAAATAGATGTTGCTGATATTTTAGATCAAGTAGAAGTAACTAAAGAAGACGAAGAAAATTTAACCGAATTATAAAATTAAATAAAAATGAGTAAACAAATACAATTTAGTAATGAATCTAGAAATAATCTAGTAAAAGGAATAAACACTTTAGCTGATGCTGTTGTTTCAACTTTAGGTCCAAATGGAAGAAATGTTGTAATAGCAGGAGATGATGGAATACCTTCTAGTACAAAAGATGGTGTTACAGTAGCAAAATCAATTTCACTAAAAGACCCAACTGAAGAATTAGGAGTTCAACTAGTAAAACAAGCAGCTGTTCAAACAGCAGAAAAAGCAGGTGATGGTACAACAACATCTACTTTATTAGCTAGAGAAATGATTAATTTAGGATTAGATAATTTATCTAAAAATGAAAATGCTGTAGAAATTAAACGTAATATTGATAAGGCAGTTAAAGAAGTAATCAAAACCCTAAGAAAAGAAATATCAGAGGATATTTCAGCTGAGGGTCAATTAGAACAAATTGCAACTATATCAGCTAATAATGATTCTGAAGTAGGTGCTTTAATAGCAACTTCTTTAGAAAAAGTAGGAATGGATGGTGTTGTTCATATTGAAGAATCTAAAACTGGAGATACATATCTTGAGACCGTTGAAGGTATGCAATTTGATAGAGGTTATAAATCACCTTACTTTGTTACTGATAATAATACTATGTCATCAGTATTAGAAAACCCAGTTATATTAATTGCAGATCAAAAACTAAATTCAGTAAAAGAATTACTACCTATTTTAGAGGCTGTATCTAGTGAAGGAAAATCATTATTAATTATAGCTGAAGATATTGATAATGAAGCTTTAGCTACTCTTATTGTAAATAAAATGAGAGGAACAGTTAATGTATGTGCTGTTAAAGCTCCTGAATTTGGAGATAGAAGAAAATTAGTTTTAGAAGATATTGCTATTATGACTGGAGGTCAAGTATTTGATAAGCAAAAAGGTATGAAACTAGATAAGTTTTCTTGGGATTGGTTTGGAGAGGCAAGAACAGTAACTGTTACAAAAGAAACAACTACAATAGTTGATGGTAAAGGATCAGAAGAATCAATTGAACAAAGAGTTAATGAATTACAAAAACAAGTAGATAGAGCAGAAACTCCTTATGAAACAGAGCAATTGCAAAATAGATTAGCAAAATTTGTAGGTGGAGTAGCTATTATTCATGTTGGAGGTAATACTGAATTAGAATTAAGAGAAAAGAAAGATAGAGTTGATGATGCATTACATGCAACAAAAGCTGCTATTGAAGAAGGAATACTACCAGGAGGTGGTGTTGCTTTACTTTATGCTAGAGAAAATATTAAAGTAAATAATGAAGGTGCAAAAATTGTATATCAAGCATGTGGTAAACCATTTGAACAAATTTTACTTAATGCTGGTTATAATCAAACTGACGCACAATTACTTGGTAAGTATAAATTAGTAGAATCAGGAAATGATCATTGGGCAGGAATAGATGTTAATAAAGGAGAAATAATTGACTATAAAATAGAAGGAATTATTGATCCTACTAAAGTAACTAGATTAGCACTTGAAAATGCTGCATCAGTTGCTGGAACTGTACTATTAACAGAATGTACTGTAGTAAATGACCCAGAAGATAATGATAATAAACAATCACAAATAGATCCATCAATGATGGGAATGATGTAATTAATAATTAATAAATAGTAAAATGACAAAAAACGATATATTTAAAATAATTGAAGATAATTTTTATATCTTAGCTGAAAATAATAATGGAACAACAAAAGTTTCACAGGCAAGAGCAAGAAAAGCAGCGCAAGCTATCAAGAGAGTAATTACTGATTATAAAAAAGCATCAGTAGCTGAATCTAAATAATTAATGGGGGAGCTTGTCTCCCCTATTTAATTTTCGTATCTTATGAAAGTAAAAACAGAAATAGTAGAAACAGACGTTTTGATTGCTCGTAGAGTACCACCTGGAGACAAGTGGAGATTAGTATCAGAAGAACCGAATGGAACTGTTCATTCAAATTTAACTGATGCTTTAGAAGCATATATGCATAAAACTGATTTTAGAGGTGATTATAAATTAGCTCCTATGAAAAGTGAATTATACGCAATTTCAACAACTGAAGAAGAAATAAAACCAGAACCAATTAAAAGATATTCAATTTATGGTGAATACGGACAATAGTTTATTAGTAGAAAAATATAGACCTATTAAATTAGATAATTATGTAGGCAATGAAAATATAAAATCAGTAATATCAAAATATTTAGAACAAAATGATATTCAAAATTTCATATTTTATGGACCAGCAGGTACAGGTAAAACAACATTAGCAAAATTAATAATTAAAAATTTAGACTGTGATTACATTTATATTAACGCTTCTGACGAACGTGGGATTGAAACTATTAGGGATAAAGTCTCTGGTTTTGCGTCTGTTGCGTCATTTAAATCCCTTAAAGTTATTATCTTGGATGAGGCGGATTTTCTTACGATACAAGCGCAAGCATCACTTAGAAATATAATTGAGACATTTTCTAGGACTACTAGATTTATTTTAACATGCAATTTTATAGAAAGAATAATTGACCCTTTACAATCAAGATGTCAAGTATTAAAAATAGTACCTCCAAGTAAAAAAGAGGTCGCTAAACATCTATCTTGGATTATGGATGAAGAAGGAATTAATCATAGAATGGATGATTTAGGATCTATAGTATTACAATACTACCCAGATTTAAGAAAATGTATTAATACTATCCAAGCAAATACTGTTGAAAATAACCTAAAATTAGATAAATCTATTTTAGTATCTTCAAATTATATGGATAAAGTATTATTTGAATTAAAACAAAATAAACCTTCATTTACTAAAGTACGTCAAATAATAGCGGATGCTAATGTTGATGATTTTGATGAATTGTTTAGGTTTTTATATGAAAATGCTGGTAAATTTCTACCTAATAAAGAAGGTACAGCAACTGCTCTAATTAATGACCACCAATATAAGGCTAATTTTAGAATAGATAAAGAAATTAACATAATGAGTTTAATAAATAATTTAATAATTAATAAGTAAAATGGCAAAAAAACCACAACAACCGCAATTAAATGTTGATTTAAAAGCGACAACAGCAATACTTAACTCAGAAGGAAAAAATGTATTCTTATCTGGAGTTATTTTAAGAAAAATCTCAAAATTTGTAGCAGGTACAGACGATGATGCTATAATGCCTCTTCCAGTATTTTATGATCCATCTACAGGTAAAATTTTAAAAGAAGGATTACCAAAAGAATTAAGAGAGGAATTAAAAGACGAGTGTTTATAGGATGAAGAATATTTGGGATTGGCTTAAACAAATAAATAATATTAAAGCTGATCCTAATTCTTTTTCTGATAAAGATTGGGAATTATGGAACAGTTATATGATTCATAGATTTATGTCTATGGATCGTAACTTTTTACCTATTGTAAACGAAGTACAAACAATTCCACCTCAGAATAAAAAAGAAATATACACTATATATAGAGAATTTATTCCTAAAAATAATAAATGGAATAAATATATTAAATCTAGTGTTAAGCAACCAAATAGTGATTTAATAAATAAATTAAGTGATATTTTGGAGTGTTCAAAATCCGAGGCAAAAACATATTTAAATATTTTGGAAAGCGATGAACTTATTCATATATTAAACCGTGTTGGAATAGATAATAAAGAACTAAAAAAATTACTAAAATGAATATACAAGTATATAAATTTCTAAAATCAGAAGCCGAAGCTGATAAAAATAAGGCATTAGCAAGTATTGAGCTATTAACTAACCACCCAGCAGGAATTGGTGATCATTCAACAAAAGACTATTGGGATAATTGTACTGAAGCTCTTAAATTATTGTCATCGGCAGATGAAAGATTAGAAATCCTAGAAAAATATTTTAATACAAAAGAAGTAGTGTAATGAGTGATTCAGTAAAAACATACTATGAAGAAAAGGAATTTGGGAAAGTAGAAGCAGTTAAAACATCATCTACAGTAGAAGCATTTGAAACCGAATACCCAGAACTATCAGAAGAATTTAAAAGAATAAGTGAAGAAATGTATGAAATGTTTGCTGCTAAACACATGGACTATGGTTTAAATAATATTGCTCTTGGAGGTGATTTAACTAATAAAGAAGATAAAAAGTTTTCACTTACTGGTTTAGCAATTAGATTAACCGATAAAATATCTAGATTAAAAAATCTTTTAATTAACGGAAAAAACTACGTTAAAGGAGAAGGAATGGAAGACACGTTTATTGATATAGCTAATTATGGAATAATTGGTTTATTAGTTGGACGTGATAAATGGAAAAAGTAAATTTTGGCTAAAAAAATACCTAATATAGTTAAGGAGATTAGGAATAATCCTCCTCACGAGATAGATTATTCATATCAAAAAAATATATCATACTCCCAAATATCTATGTTTAAGCAATGTCCTCATAGATGGAAATTGCATTATAAAGATAAAATTAGTCAAAGGGATACCTCTATTTATTTAGTATTTGGAATAGCTATACATGAGGTTATTCAGGAATATTTAACTGTTTACTATGAAAAATCAAAAGTAAAAGCAAATGAAATTAATTTAGAAGAAAAATTCCAAGAAACATTTATTGAAGCCTACCAAAAACAGTATAAACAAAATAATAATTCACATTTTTCAAGTGCTGAAGAAATGAGGGAGTTTTTTGAAGATGGGGTTGAAATATTAAAGTTCTTTAAGAAAAAAGTAAGTGGATATTTTTCAAAACGAGGTACTTACCTAGTAGGTATTGAACTACCAGTTATTAATGTACCAAATAGAATGTATAATAATATTTTATTTAAAGGTATGTTAGATATCGTTTTATATAATGAAACATTAGATGAATTTACTATAATAGATATTAAAACTAGTACTAGAGGATGGCATGATAAAATGAAAAAAAATGAGGATAAACAATTTCAACTTATTCTTTACAAACAATATTTTTCAGAATTATATGATATTCCCCTAGATAAAATAGATATTAAATTTTTTATAGTTAAAAGAAAATTATATGAAAATTGTGACTGGGTACAAACAAGAATACAAGAATTTAGTCCCCCTAGTGGTAAAATTAAATTAGGTAGAGCTAATAAATATGTGAATGATTTTATGGCACAAGTATTTGATTCTAAAGGTAATATTAAGGAACAAAATTACCCTTGTACCTGTAAATATTGTGAATAAATATCGATTTCAATAAATAAATATATATGTATAATATGAATAACATTAATTAAACAATCAAGATTATGGCAAATAAACCAATGACACTAACAAGTGTAAAAGTAAAAACGGATCTATTTAATGATTTTAAAGTAGAATGCGTTAGACGTAAATTTTCATTCCAAAAACTTGCAGATAGATCTATATTTTTATATCTTACTGATGAAGATTTTAGAAAAAAAATTACGAACCAAACTAATTTAGAAAAATAAAAATAAATTAAATTATGAATAAAAGTTTTAAGCACCTTCCCCAAAATGAGAGGAAGAAAATACTATTAATCTGTGATGATATTAGAGTACATTCTGGAGTAGCAACAGTAGCTAAAGAAGTAGTAGTACATACTGCTCACCATTTTAATTGGGTCCAAATGGCAGGAGCAATAAAACATCCTGAACTTGGAAAACATTTAAATATATCTAATGATACTAATAATCTTGCAGGTATAAATGATAGTTCTGTATTTTTATATCCTGTAAATTCATATGGTGATCCTCGAATATTACGTGAGATACTAAAAAACGAAAAACCAGATGCCGTATTATTAATTACTGACCCTAGATATTTTAGGTATATTTGGGATATGGAAAGTGAAATTAGAAAACATTGTCCTATTGCATACTTAAATATTTGGGATGATTACCCGGCTCCAATGTATAATAAACCATATTATGAAGCATGTGATTTATTAATGGGTATTTCAAAACAAACAGTAAATATTAATAAATTAGTAATGGAAGGGTGTGATAAACCAAGAATATACAAATATGTACCTCATGGTTTAAATCATAAAATTTACTATCCTATGACTAAGAAAGATAGATTAGATAAAGAATTTTTAAATTTTGAAGACGCTATTTTTCAAGGTAAAAAACCTAAATTTACCTTGTTCTTTAATTCAAGAAACATCAGAAGAAAACAAATCCCAGATAGTCTAATGGCTTTTAGATTATTTTTAGATTCACTTCCATATGAAGATGCACTTCAATGTAAGATGATACTACATACAGAGAGATCAACTGAAGCTGGAACCGATTTATATGAAGTAAATGATTTTTTATTTGGAGAAAAGTATGATGAGAATTTAATTTTTTCTCATAATAAATTATCTACAACACATCTAAATTATCTATATAATATAGCTGATGCCCAAATTTTAATTACTTCTAATGAAGGTTGGGGATTAACACTTACAGAGGCAATCTTATCAGGTACTCCTATTATTGCTAATGTAACAGGTGGAATGCAAGATCAAATGAGATTTGTAGATGATGAGGGCAAGTGGTTTGAACCAGATGCTAATGTTCCTTCAAATCACAGAGGTACTTATAAAAAACATGGTGAATGGGCTTTTCCTGTTTATCCTACTTCTAGATCAATCCAAGGTTCACCTCCTACACCTTATATCTATGATGATAGATGTAAATTTGAAGATGTAGTAGAAAAAATTAAAGAATTATATCATTTAAGTCCCAAAGAAAGAGTAAAAAGAGGTTTAAAAGGTAGAGAATGGGCTATAAGTGATGAAGCAGGATTTACTTCTATTCATCAAGCTAATAGAGTAATGGAGGCATTTAATGAATTATTTGATACTTGGAAACCAAGAGAAAAATATGAAATTATTAATGCTACTAAACATAAAAGAAGTTTCATAAATCATAAAATAATATACTAATGAATAAAAAAAATAAACCATTTTTTGTAATAAGCTGCCCTTTTGACACATATAGTGGTTATGGAGCCAGATCAAGAGACGTAGTAAAATCAATAATAGAATCAGACAAATATGAAGTCCAATTATTAGCTCAAAGATGGGGTGATACTCCCTGGAATTTTTGTAAAGACCATTCTGAGTGGGAATTTTTATATGATTATGAGCATAACCCTAGAACATCATCTAGAAGACAACCAGATATTTGGATGCAAATAACTATTCCTAATGAATTTACTCCTATTGGAAAATATAATATTGGATGTACTGCTGGTATTGAAGCTACTTCATGTAGAGGTGAGTGGGTTGAAGGAATAAATAGAATGAATGAGACTTGGGTATCATCTAAATTTGCAAAAAATGTATTTGATAATGTTAAATTTGAAAAAAGAGATCAAAAAACAAATAATGTTATAGGTGAATTAAAAGTCGAAAAACCAGTTCATGTTATATTTGAAGGAATAGATACTAATTTATATAAGAAAATTTCAAAACCAAAAACTAAAAGCATCAATTTATCAAGTATAAAAGAACAATTTTGTTATCTATTTGTAGGTCATTGGATGAATGGAGCACATGGTCATGATAGAAAAAATGTAGGAGTATTAGTAAAAGAATTTATTGAAACTTTTAAAAATAGAAAAGGAATGCCTGCATTAATTTTAAAATGTAGTAAAGGTAGTAACTCCTATACTGGTAAAGATGCTATTTTAAAACAAATAAATAGTTACACTAGAGCATACAAAAATGAAAAGATCCCAAATATATATTTGTTACATGGTGAATTTACTGATGTTGAAATGAATGATTTATATAACCATTCTAAAATAAAAGCTATGGTAAGTTTTACTAAAGGAGAGGGATATGGTAGACCACTATTAGAATTTAGCCTATCAGGTAAACCAGTTATAGCATCTGGATGGTCTGGTCATATGGATTTTTTACACCCAGAATTTAATACCTTTATACAAGGTCAATTAGAAAATGTACATCCTAGTGCAGCTAATGAATGGTTATTAAAAGAAGCTAGATGGTTCCAAGTTAATACTGCTTATGCTAGAGAAGCTTTAAGAAGTGTATATAATAATTTTAAATTAAAATTAAGTAACGCTAAAAGACAAGCATATTTTGCTAAAAATAATTTTAGTAGAGAACAAATGAGTGAGTTAATTGATAATCATTTATCAGAAGTTTTACCTGAGTTTTCAGTTACTCAAGAATTAAAAATACCAGAATTAAAAATTCCAAAACTTAAAAAAGTATAATTATGCAATATGATGAAATAGTAAATTGCCCTAAATCTGGAGGTGATTTATGTTATAAAGTAGAAGTTACCAAAGATATAACTAATTATATGAGTTTATCTTGTGGTTTTTGGACTAATACCTTAATGAAAGCAGGATCTAGTTTTTTTGAAGAACAAATAGAACTTTTACCTGAGTTATATAAAGATTTAGCTTGGACAGATCCAAATACAGAATTAATTTGGTTACCAACTACAATAAATGAAGAACAATTAGGTATGGTTTTTGCTAATGGCCAAAATAGTTCAACTTGGAGTTGGTCAGCAGTAAAAGCAAGACCTTTAACTGAAGATGAATTAAAAGAAGTAGAAGGTAAAATAACACACAAACCAGATATGTCTACTATGAAAACGTTTCATGAACGTGATTTTATGGAAGCACTTTCATATATTGGAATATTACCTGAATAACTATGAATATAAGTTACGCAATTACAGTATGTAATGAATTAGAAGAAATTACCAGATTATTAAATTTTCTTTTAAAATATAGAAGAAAAAATGATGAAATTGTAGTTTTATTTGATAAAGGTAAAGGTACTGCTGAGGTATGGAATAGAATCATTGAATTAAAGGGTGAAAAAAATGTAGTATATAAGGCAGAAACCTTTAAACATCATTTTGCTGATTGGAAAAATAAATTAACTAATATGTGTACAGGTGATTATATATTCCAAATAGACGCAGATGAAATCCCACACGAGTTATTAATAGAAAATTTACCAAGTATAATTAAAGACAACCCAGATAATGAAGTTTATTTAGTCCCTAGAGTTAATACAGTAACTGGCTTAACTAGTGAACATATAAATAAATGGAGATGGAATGTAGATGAAGAAGAAAGAGTAAATTGGCCTGACTATCAATGGCGTGTATGGAAAAATAAACCAGAAATAAAATGGAAAAATAAAGTACATGAGATATTAGAGGGACACAAAACACATGCTTTTATACCAGCAATGAAAGAATTAGCATTATATCATCCTAAAACAATAGCTAAACAAGAGGAACAAAATAATTATTATAATACTTTATGAGAGAAACTCAAAGATATGAATTATTAAACCATTTAATTGACACTTATAGTTTTGTTAATTATTTAGAAATTGGTGTTTTTTCTGGTGAATGTATTAGAGCTGTTAAAGCGGAACATAAAGATGGAGTAGATCCTGGGCACGAAGGTTTTATGGTAGATGAAGTAAATTATCCTATCACTTCAGATAAATTTTTTGAGCTTATAAATGGTCATGATATAAAATATGACCTTATTTTTATAGATGGGTTACACCATTATGAACAAGTAAAAAAAGATATTGAAAATAGTTTAAAACACATCCAACCTAATGGTATTATAATGATGCATGATTGTAATCCCCTAACTTATGAATCACAATTAGTTCCTAGGCAATGCATTACTTGGCATGGTGATGTTTGGAAAGCATATGTTGAATTTAAACAAACACATCCTGCCTTTAATTGTTATGTAGTTGATACTGATTGTGGTTGTGGTGTAATAGTTAATAACGAAGATAAAACTCAAATTCCCATAAATTTGGATTTGAATTATAAAGACTTAGAAAAAAATAGAAAAGAACTATTAAATTTAATAACAGTAAAAGAATTTAAAAATATATTTAAATGAAGATATTATATGTAACTGATTTTCAAGAAACATCTTTAGAATCTGGAGGGTTTATTAGTGATTATTTAAATGATTTAACTTTTCATGGTCTAAAACAATTATATGGAAAAGATGTAACTGCTCTTATCCCACCTATTCATTTATATAAAGAAAGTCAAGGTGGGGCTTATAATCATATGTTCCAAACAAATAATATGGAAAGTCACTTTTGGGGAGGTATGACATCTTTTTATTTATTAGATAGGGATTATGATCCTATAGTATTAGATGGTTCTACTAAGGAAAGAAAAGAATGGTTTGATTCCCTAAGAGATAGAATTGTATCTAAAGAGTTTGATTTAATCATCTGGGGTAATGCCAGACGTTGTTTACATATGTTTAGAGATGCTAAAGAAATATATCCTAAAGAACAATTAATACTTTTAGATGGAAATGATGATACTAAATTATTAGATTTAGCGGATCAAGGATACCCATATTTTAAAAGGGAACTAAATGATTATAGTAATTTACCTTCCAATATTAAACCAATAACTTTTAGCTACCCAGAAGAAAAAATTGGAAGAAGAACTAAAAATAAAACACAAAAAACAGGAACTGTAATACCTGGAGATGAAAGTACTTATATTTTTAGGGGAAATTGTTTTTCATTTGATATGGAAAAAAAATATTATAAAGATTATAATAAATCATATTTTGGACTAACAGAAAAGAAAGCAGGTTGGGATTGTATGAGGCATTATGAAATAATGGGTAATTATTGTTTACCTTACTTTCCCGATTTAATATATTGCCCAAATAATACTTTATATAATTTTCCAAAAAAATTAATTATTGAAGGAAATAGATTAATGGACAATTTTGATGAACAAGAATATTTTCGTATATTAGACGAAATGTTTGAATATTTTAAAAATAATTTAACAACAAAGGCAGTAGCCCAAGATTTAATAAACAGAATAAATGGAGAATAAAACAGTATTAATAACAGGTGTAGCAGGTTTACTAGGTAGTAGATTAGCTGACTGGATAATTGAAAATAAACCAGGAACAGAAGTAATTGGTATAGATGATTTAAGTGGGGGGTATAAAGAAAATATTAATTCAAAAGTTAGATTATATACAAATAATTTATCTACAGATGATATTAGTCACATTTTTGATTTACATAGAATAGATTATGTTTTCCATTTTGCTGCTTATGCTGCTGAAGGATTATCACCTTTTATACGTACTTTTAACTATGATAATAATTTAAAATCAACAGCCCGCCTAGTTAATGAATGTATAAAGCATGACGTTGAAAGACTAGTATTTACATCTTCATTAGCTGTATATGGTCATGGTTATGGTGGTATATTTGATGAAGAACAACAACAAGCACCAATTGATCCTTATGGGATAGCAAAATATGCTTGCGAAATGGATATTCAAATTGCCGGTGAACAACATGATTTAGACTGGTGTATTATTAGGCCTCATAATGTTTATGGTATTAAACAAAATATTTGGGACAAGTATAGAAACGTATTAGGTATTTGGATGTATCAATACTTAACAGAACAACCACTAACAATATTTGGTGATGGTAAACAAACAAGAGCATTTAGTTATATAGATGATTCATTAGAACCATTATGGAATGCAGCTATTAGACCTGAAGCAAGTAAAGAAATTATTAATTTAGGTGGCATTAAAAGTTACTCTATAACTGAAGCAGCTGAAACATTAGTTGATGTATTACAGGAGGAAGAAGGAATAGATGATTTTGAAATCCCAATTCAGTACTTAGAAGCAAGACATGAAGTTAAACATTCAATACCAACATTCCAAAAATCAATTGATATATTAGGATTTGAACATAAAACTAATTTAAAAGAAGGATTAAGACAAATGTGGGATTGGGCTAAAAAACAGCCAATGAAAGAAAGATTTGTGTGGGATAATTATGAATTAGATAAAGGTATTTATAGTTTTTGGAAAACAAAATAATGGAAAATATAGTATTATATTGTAAAAGTTATGATAGAGATTTAGATAGAGTTATAGAACTATCTAATAGTATTAAAAAGTATAATAAAGATAATATACCTTTTTATATTTCGGTACCATCTAAAGACGTATCCTTATTCAAAAGCAAATTACCTCATTATACCCAAATAATAGAAGATGAAAGTGTATTTGAACATAAAATACCTAGCGGGTGGCATTATCAACAATATATAAAAGCATTCTTTTATAAGTTAAAAATTAGTAAATATTATGTAAGTTTAGATAGTGATTGTTATTTCTTTAAAGACTTTTATATTAGTGACTTTTTATATAAAGAAGATATACCTTATATGGTAATGACACAACATGGAGATATGTTAGAATGGACTGATAGATATCATAAAGAATGTTTTCCATTCAACCCAAGAGAATCTCATGAAAGTGACTATAACTTTATTAAATCCATATTTGGGAGAGAAGGAAAAATATATCATTATGGTCCTAATCCTTTTATTTGGAATACAGAAGTTTGGGAGTGGTTAGATAAAGAAATAGGCATTATAAAAGCATTCGCAGATAGACCTAATGAATTAAACTGGTATGGTGAAGCTACTTTAGCTAAAGGAGATAAATTTATGCCTTGTGATCCTTTATTTAAATGTTTTCACTATGAGGCACAATATAGTTTTTATAAACAATTAGGATGGACAGAAGAACATCTAAAACCTCAATATATGGGAGTAGTTATGCAGTCTAATTGTAATTTACCTATTAAATATTAAATATGATAACATTTTGTATAAGCACTTATAATAATTTACCTTACTTAAAAATAGCTATAGATTCAGTTAGAAAAAATAGTTATTTTAAAGATGCTCCTTTCGTTATTCATGCTGAAAATTGCAATGACGGAACTGATATATGGTTAAAAGAAAATATGCATAAATATGATTTAGATGTTTATATAGATCATAATGATAATCCTAAAGGAATAGGTGGAGGAATGAATTTTTGTGCTGATAAAGTAAAAACAGAGTATATAATGTTTTTACATTCTGATTTTTATGTAACTACTAATTGGGATAAAACATTATTAGAGGTATTTGATAAATATCCTGATGACAAAATGTGGGTTTGTTCTCATAGAATAGAACCTCAAATGTTCCCTAATAGTCAAAATAGACCAGGCACAGTTATACTTCCAAAAGAAGCATTTGGTGCCTATCATAATGATTTTAAAGGAGAAATATTTAATGAATGGGCTAAAGAATTTACTAGTGCAAATGATTTTGAAGTTCCTAAAGGTGAAGGGGTAAGTGGTTTAATAAGAAAAAAAGATTGGGATCAAATTGGGGGTAATGATCCTTTATTTGCACCCGCTAGTTGGGAAGATATGGATTTATTTTTAAGAATGTTGAAAGAAGATTATAAATTTATTTTAACTTCTAAATCATTAGTATGGCATTTTGGGGCTAGAGGTAGTCATAGATTAGAAGAGAATAACAATCAATCATCAGAAAGACAAATAAAAGCAGAAAGAGAAAATGCCCAAAAATGGGTTAAAAAATGGGGTTCAATGCCTAAATTTGATAAATATGGAATGATATGCGGTTTGAAGAAATAATACAAAAATGTGACGCTATAGTTTTACCAGCTTTTATTGCTGGAGAGGAAGATATTGATAGAATAGATAAATTACAGTCAATAAATAAAAAATTTAATAATTTATTTTCAAAAACTATTATTTGTGTTAATTATCTATCTTTAGATATAAGAGATAAATATATGAGTAAAGCTGAAGAATTATTTAATAAACATTTTAATGATGTAGATTATATTCATAATAAAACTAACTTTACTAATGTTAGATCATTATGTGAACAGGAAGAACAATTAATACAATTATGTAAATCTCGTGATTATAAATTTATATGTAAAACAATGGATCATGTAGTTATTCTTGAAGAAGCTTATAATTTATTATTAGATGATACATCTGATTTTTATTATACTAATGGCATTGGGGCTCAAAGATGTTTAGATTGGGATAATGATATAGAACGTATAATGAAAGATACATTTTTCCCACAAACTAATTTTTATTTTTTAGATGTAAGCAAAATAGATTATATATATGATCTTAAAGATGTTGAGAAAAAGCATTTAGAGTATGAAGCAGAAGAACAAAGAATACAAGCAATAGATCCTGAATATAGATTCCATCCTCAATTAAACGGATATTTTGTATGTTGTGAAGATGAAACTGGTAAAATGGCAGTTAGAAACAATTTAAATAAGTTTGATATGATACCTAAAGATAAGTTTGAATTATTAATTAGAAAGGTTATAGCTAATTTAATAGCGGATCCATCTTTTAAAAATTTATCAACTTGTGGAATATTGCATTACCAATATTTAGATGAACCTGTAGGAAAATTAATATAATGATAAGCATAGTAATACCTAGTTATAATAACTTAAGGCATTTAAAAAATGCCTATGAAAGTGTAAGAAAACACTATCAAGATAAAGTTGAGTTAATTTTAATTGATGATGGAAGTGATGATGGTACTTTTGAATGGTTAAAAACACTTAATGATAAGAATTTAGTTTATTGGAGAGAGAAAAAAAGAGTAGGTCATACTATATTATATGATAGAGGTATAGGTGTGGCTAAAAATGAAATTGTAGGTATATTACATGCTGACATGTATATTGCCCCTAATTATGTTGAAAATCTAATCAAACATTTAAAACCAGGAATGGTTGTTTGTGCTACTAGAGTAGAACCACCTTTACATCCAGAAGGTAATGAAAAAATAATTAGGGATTTTGGTATGGACTTTGATTCATTAGATATAGAAGGTTTTTATAATTTTGCAATTCAAGAATCGGATGATGTTAAAGGATTAACTAGTAGAGGTATGTTTGCCCCTTGGATTTTATATAAAAAAGATTTTCAAGCAATGGGTGGACACGATCCTAAATTTGCACCTTTTCCATATGAGGACTCAGACATATTTCAAAGATGGTTAATAGCTGGTTATGAATTAATTCAAAGTAGAGATGCCTTAGTTTATCATTTAACTTGTAGAGGCCACAGGTGGAATAAAGAAATAGGTAAAAACGATGATGAATTTAAACAATTTGAAGAAAATGCTAGAAAACATTATCTTCAAAAGTGGGGTAGTTGGATCCAAAACGATAATTTTGGTCACCCTATATTAATACCAGTATATAATAAGAAATTAATTATGAATAATCCAAACCCCCAATTAGAATCTATTAAAGATTGGTTTAATGGTGGTGATGATGTAATTGTTACTATGGATGGTAATAAATTTACAGCTATTGACTTTGATTATATAACAAAACTTAATCAAATAATTGAAGATAATGGGTCTGTAGGTGAATTTGAATTAGGTAACTTACACATTAAAATTAATAAAGTAGAAGATATCTCAAAGTCTTTTAACATTCCCGCGTAAAAATTTGGTTACCATAGAGAGAGTTCGTATATTTACCAACAAATTAAAAAAACAATATATGACTAAAATTATAGATGGAATGGTTTATGATAGCGAAACTGATAAGTGGGTAACTATCGAAGAATATAATAAAGAATACGATAAAATTGAATGCTCAGCCGACCAAGATTGGGAATGGCACTATGCAAGTGAATAAAGATTCCTACGGGAAAATTTGGATACTCGGGAGAGAGTTCGTATATTTACAAAGTATTAATAATTAAAACAATAAAGGTTATGTCAAACGTAGAATTACAATTAGATTTATTTGAAGGTCAAATTTTAACAACTGAACAAGAAAACACAGTTCGTGAATTTATTGATTCAAAAGAAAAAGCTGCTACTAGTAGAGCAGATTACAACAAAAGGTTAGAAGAAACATTAAAAGAAGCTGGATTTCAAAGAACTCAGTATGTAAATGATTTTAAAATAGTAACTAAACAAAATGAAAAAAAGTCATTTGGTTATGGTGATAATAGATTTACTACTGAAGTTTCTTATAAAGATTATACAGGTGGAATTGCATTAAAATATAACTATTTTTGTACTTCATCAAGAACATTAAAAACAAGTACAGCATGGGTTACTTTAGAAAAAGAATGGTCACGTGGTGCTTATAGAACAAAGTTATCATGTAGTTCAGTTACTCCACAGTATAGAGCATATTTACCAACTAGTTTATTAGAAAAATTGAATGAAAAAAATCAAAAAGCAGTTAATAAATTAGAAAGGAATAAGAGAGAAATGAAAATGTTTAATTATACTAAAGCTAAATATGAGAAATTATATCCTGAAGCTACTGTTACTAAATCAGAAACATATACTAGTTGGAGAAGTTGGGAGCCATTAGTAAAAGTTACATTTAAAAGTGGTAGTTATGTTGAGTTTTATTTAGGTAGAGAAAAAGATGGTGAGTATGTTAAACAAAGATACAATGCCATTAAACCAAAGGAAAAAACAACTAAACAATGGATGGATATATTTAATAACCAAAAAGCAAAAATAGAAAAAGCAGCGTAATGAAGTATTATGATTTATTAATAGGAATAGCGGCCTTCGTGGTCGCTCATGTCCTAACATTTTTTCAATTAAATGGTCAATTTTTTAAAATAGATTGGTTTAGGAAAAATGAAATATGGGTAGCAGCAGCAGGTATAATACTATCGTTTTTTTATATTTGGGGTACAAAATATTCTGTTATAGGATTTAATGGTTTATTATGGCCGGCAAGATTTATTGGATTCGGAGTTGGAATGATTATTTACGCAATAGGTGTTTGGTATTTCTTTAGTGAAGGAATTACCCCAAAAACTGCTGTTAGTTTAGTATTAGCATTATTATTAATTTGTATACAAGTATTATGGAAGTAAAAAATAAATATTATGGTAAATTGCCTGATGGTAAATGGAAAGTTTATATTCAACTATTTACTAAAAAAGGTACTAAACAAAGATTATATTTAAAACCCGGTATTACGGAATTTTGGGATGGAGATGCTAGAATGTATTTTAATAATCTAACAGAAGAAGATAGTTTTATAAAACATTTTGATACTAAAGTAATGTGGAGTAAAATATTTTCAAGTAAAGCAGAAGCAGAAAAAGTTGAAAAAGAATTATTAGAGTATTTTGGAGATAAAGTTGATATGGGTTTTAAAACAGGTGGGTATAGTGAAGTAAGAGAGTATAATCATGAAAAATGGCTAGCAAAAGCAAATGAATTATATAATTAAAAATTTAAAGTCGAAAGCTTTTCACTACAACTATCCAGTATTTAATATGTATATACGATGATTGGAGTACATTATTTGAAATATGTTAATGATAGAGGTTACATTGTTAAACGTACCTTACCTGTTAAAACATTTGAAGTTAAGGGATCAAATAGGTTAAATATGGAGTTATGCCAAGCCTTTAGAGATTATGTAGGGTGTGATCATGTGTTGAGAACCCCAACACACTTTATGTTTTGTGAAACAATTGAAGATGCTGAAGTAATTGATAACTGGGAATTAGTATAAACGTTTTGTAGGTTTAAGATATGAAGAAATTTATTAGATTTGTTTTAATTTGGATTAGTCAACAGTTAGCTATACCGTTTTGGATGGTAGGTCATGTTCACTTATCGTTTAATTGGGACGTTTATAGTGATGTAAAAATCCTTTTCGCTTCGCTTGGTATGAATGTTTTAGTTGCAATTGGCTTTTGGTTAGATTGGAAACAATATTCTACTAATAAAGTAGATCATGTTAGTGTTTTACAAAAACAAATTAATGAAAATAGAAGTTCGACTACTCATACGGCTTCAACAGTGAATAAAATTATGAGTGAAATTAGTAAAATGAAAGTTTATAAATAAATTATGAGAAAGTTAGAAAGTATAGATAAATTATTATTGTTTGCATTAGTGTTATTTACCTTTATGTTGTTTAATTCAGTAAATGCTCAAACAAAAATAGGTATGGACACACCAAATGAAAACATTTATGGTGAGTGGGTTAGTTATGATGGTGAACACCAATTATTTTTAAATTACACTGATAGAGGTGATACATTTTATAGAAAATCA